TATCGTCGGCGGAATCCTTCTGATGCTCGCTGGTGCGGCTAACGCATGAGCCTTCTCCGACCGAGCCGAGAAAGCCGGGCGCTGCCGACCAGCATCGACCCCTACCAGATCACCGCTCGCCCGTTCTTCCCGAACTATTCGGGCGAGATCGTCACCGAGATCACCGCATTTGCTTCGACGGCGATCATGTCCGCCGTGACCCTTCTCGCAGATTCGGTCGCATCGATGCCGCTCGAACTTACCCGTGTACGGGCAGGAAGACTCGAAAGACTCCAAACGCCGAGCGTCCTAATCCGCCCGAATCAACACCAGACGATGTTCGAGTTCGTACACCAAGTAATGCTCTCGCTCGCCCTGCACGGCTGCGCATACATCTACGCACCACGCAAGGCTGGGGAACTCCCGGCCGAGATGCGAGTCATTCACCCGAACCTAATCAAGAAGCAATACATCAGCGATGACGGCACCGCTTGGTATGTCATCGGAGACAACGAACATTCTTCGGACGACATGAAAGCGATTCACTGGATACTCTTCCCGAATCAGCACCGCTCGATCTCGCCGCTCGAATCTCTCCGAAACACCATCGGTACGAGTATTGCGATGGACCGTTTCTTGGCACAGTTCTACGGAGAAGGTGCGACACCGAGCAGCGTCCTAGAAACAGATGCGACGATCACGGAAGAGCAGGCACGAATCCTTCGAGACACATGGGCTGACGCACACACTCGCCGCAGGAAGCCTGCGGTACTGACGGGCGGTCTTCGTTGGAAGTCGGTTACGACGAGCGCAGCCGACATGCAGATGCTCGAACACCGTGAAGCGATCGTCCGAGACATCTCACGGGCTTACCGAATCCCGTTGCACATGATCAACGGAAGCGGCGGAGACTCGCAGACCTACCAGAATGTCGAGCAGGCTGGCATTACCTTCGTGCGTCATACGCTGCTGCCGTTTATGCGCCGAATCGAAGACGCAATAAGCGAGATGCTTCCGCTCACGCAGCGAGTCAGGTTCGATGCCAACGAGTTCCTGCGAGCCGACTTGCTTACTCGTGTACGGGCGCAACAGGTACAGATCATGTCGGGAACTCTTACACCGAACGAAGCGAGAGAACAAGAGAACCGTGAACCGTATGAGGGCGGCGATCAGTTCATCATGGGCATACCCGGCGCACCTGTCGCAGGCGTAGCAGGCGGCGACCTGCCTACACTTGGCACCGATTCCGTACCACCCGAAAGATAACCGCTATGCAGTCAGTCGCAGTAACAGTCACCACGACCGCAACGCTCGTCGTCGCAGCCGACGACAAGAACCGCACCGTGTACCTTCACAACCCCAGCGGAGTCAAGTTCTATCTCGGCGGTTCTACCGTCACCACTTTGACAGGATTCCATTTGGACAACGGCGAAACGCTCGCTGTGGAACTACCGTTGCGTGAAACTCTCTACGGAATCGTCGCATCCGGGAGTCAGGACATAATCGTCTTGCGACCAGATGCGGATTAGTTATGCCGTTCGGAATCTCTCAAAGTCAAAGCGACTGCAAACAATGGGCGACCGTCAAACAAGAATCTGACGGCTCGTTCACGACGATCGGTTGCCACGCAACTAAACAAGATGCCGTCGATCAGATGGTCGCAGTATCGCTAAGCGAAGACATGGAACCGCTCGGACAAGTCGATGCTCGTGAAGCGAGAGAGACCGTCATCTACAACTACGGAACTATTCACATCACTAACTCCGAAGTAGAACTCGAATCGGAAGAGTCGGAAGAAGAAGAGACGGAAGACGAATCGGAGACGGGCGAAGAATCCGAGTCCGAAGATGAGATGGACGACGACGAAGAAGAGTCGGGCATGGGGTACGAAGAGCGTCAGCCGCCGTCTCTTGTCGCACCGTCTTTCATGGCGGATTCAGCGAAGCGTGGACTACGCCTGCACGAAGAAGGCTTCTCTGGTGACGGTCTCGTGCCTGCGACGGTCGCAGACGCACGAAGAATGGCGAACGGAGAACCGCTCTCCGAAGCGAAGTGGCGGAAGATAGCACCGTGGATCGCCCGTCACATCGTTGATCTTGACGCAGTAGAAGGTGACGAGATCACTCCCGGCCTTGTAGCGATGCTTCTCTGGGGCGGCGGTTCGTCAAAGACGAGCGCACGACGAGCGCAGCAATACGCCGAACGAATAGTCATGCGTCTCGAAGAAGAGCGTGGCACGAAGAAAGAAGATTCAGTTATGCTTGCTGCGATGACGACCGAAGTCGAGAACCGCTGGTGCGTGACGGGCGTAGACGAGCGTCGTATTGCCTACACCACACTCGATCTTCGTCAAGCGAGCGACGGCACGACCCTGTACGGCTACGCCGCTGTGTTCGATTCTCCGAGCGAACCGATGCCGTTCGTCGAGTATGTCAAGCGTGGGGCTTTCCAGAAGACGATCAAGGACGGCGCAGATGTCCGTCTCCTAATCGACCACGAAGGTGTACCGCTCGCCCGAACGAAGTCTGGAACTCTCCGCCTGAAAGAAGACGAGCGTGGTCTAGCCGTCGAAGCCGATCTCGACCCGATGAACCCTGACGCCGCCCGAATCATCTCCGCTATGAAGCGTGGCGATCTCTCGCAAATGTCGTTCGCTTTCCGCACCATCAAAGACGCTTGGAGCGACGACCGTGCCGTGCGAGAACTCCGAGAAGTGCAACTCTTCGATGTGAGCGTCGTGACTTTCCCGGCCTACGAAGAGACGGTGGCGGAGATCAGGGGCAGACTGTTGCGAACCGACGAACCTGCACCTACACTCGATGCCAAGAGTACGAGCGTCAGCGTCCGTAAGGCACAGTTGGCTCTCGCTCGACACAAGAAGTAATCAGCCGAGACACAGCCGAGCGATCACTGTCGAAACTCACTGAGCGAAGCAACCCGACTCACGGAAAGAAACACCCATGACCTACTCGCAGAAACTCACCGAGAAGCGTGACGCAGCGTTGGCGAAGGCTGACGAACTCGTGGCGAAAGCCGCCGACGAGAAGCGTGAACTCACGACCGAAGAAGACACCGAGATCGCACAGACGCTTGAATCCGTCCGTGATCTCGATGAGCAGATTCGTCGTCACAAGGAACTCGAAGAGCGTGCAGCCGCCGCCGCAGAGAGCCGCAAGGCTTCTGGCGTCGAAGCCGCTGTGACGACCGTGAAGAGTGAGCCACGCACCTACCGTGCTTCGGGCGACCACTCGTTCATTCGTGACGCTTTCGCCGCTCAGTTCAGCAACGACTTCTCAGCGTCGGAGCGTCTCGCCCGACACATGAAGGAAGAAGCCGTCGAGCGTCGTGATGTCACTAGCAGCAACTTCGCTGGTCTGATCGTTCCGCAGTTCCTGACCGAACTGGCGGCACCGTTCGCCCGTGCAGGTCGCCCTGTCGCTGACCGTGCTCGCAAGCACGCTCTTCCCGACGCAGGTCTGACCATCTCGATCTCGAAGGTCACGACTGGCTCAGCCGTCGCTTCGCAGTCGGAAGGCGCAGCCGTTCAGGAAACGAACATGGACGACACCAAGTTGGACATCTCGGTCGTGACCGTCGCTGGTCAGCAGAATGTGTCCCGTCAGGCGATCGAGCGTGGTACGAATGTCGATTCGTTGGTCATGGCTGATCTCGTGTCGGCGTACCACACTCAGATCGACTCGCTGCTCGTTGCGGAACTCTTCGCATCGGCCGGGCAAGCGGTGACTTACACCGATGCCAGCCCGACCGTCGCAGAGTTGTACCCGAAACTTGCTGACGCCATTCAGAAGGTTCAGACCACTTTCTTTGCTGGTCCGAACGCCATTATCATGCACCCACGCCGTCTCGCTTTCATCTTGGCGGCTCTCGACACGACGAACCGACCGCTGGCAGTTCCGGCTCCTGCGTTCAACACCGTCGCAACGGGAAGCGGCTCGCCGCAATACGGCAACAGCGGCTACACGATCATGGGTCTGCCCGTGATCACCGATGCCAATGTCGCCACCAACAAGGGTGCTGGCACCGATCAGGACACCATCTATGTCGGCAACTTGCAGGAACTCCACCTGTGGGAGCAGGGTTCGGGCGAGCCGATGATGCTCCGCTTCGAACAGCCGAAGGCTGCCGAACTTGATGTCACCATGATCGTGTACGGATACGCCGCTTACACGGCGAACCGCTACCCGAACGCATGGGCGCAAATCAACGGCACGGGTCTGGTCGCACCGACATTCTGAATCTGATCTCTCGGCGGTCAAGTAGCAGGTAACTGCGAAAGACCGCCGAGAGCAGACAGGAAACAGAACGATGTCCGACAACGACAAGACCATTCAGGCTTTGCTCGTCGAGCGGCTCGGCTATCAGCGGCGGAATCTTCCGCATCGTGTAGCGCAGATCGACGAACTGCTCTCCCGGCTCGGAGTTAGTGTTGCCGTCGAGACGGCGACGGTCGAGCCGCAGTCGGAAACTGCGACGAGAAAGAAACCGCTGCGACGAAAGAAAGGCTGAGTCATGGCAGTCACTAACGGGTACTGCACCCTGAACGAAGTAAAGGCTGCTCTTCGTCTTTCTGACTCGATCGACGACACGCTGATCGAGAACGCCATCGAAGGTGCGTCACGGCGCATCGACGGGTACTGCGGCAGGTTCTTCTACAAGACTTCTGCGACCGCCGTTCCCCTGTTCGCTAACAACGCCTACCGTCTAATGACGACCGACATCGCTTCCACTACGGGACTCGTCCTGAAACTCGACGACGATGGTGACGGGACATTCGAGACGACTCTGACGCTGAACACGGATTACATCGTCGAGCCGACCGACTACATCGTGCAGCAGCGACCTATCCGAACGCTGACGATGATCGGCGGCTACACCTACCCGATGTTCTACATTCCGTCCGAGCCGGGCGTGGAAGTAACCGCACAATGGGGTTGGAACGCCGTCCCTGACGATGTGCGAGAAGCCTGCGTCCTATTGAGCATCAGGCAGTTCGCTCGATACAACGCCGCTCTGGGCGTTCTCGCTTTCGCTGACATGGCGATCACGGTTCGTGCCGTCGATCCAGATGTGCGTGATCTTCTCCAACCGTACAAGTTGCTAGGTGTCGCCTGATGGCTGCGACCGTCTCGCAAGTATCCGAAGGGATACGAGTCAGGCTCGCAACTATCACGGGTCTCCGCACTTTCGCTTACCAGCCGGAGCAACTGAATCCGCCATCTGCGTTCCCTGTGTTGGATTCCGTCGAGTATCACGGAGCGTTTCAAGGCGGCAATGTCCGTATGCGGTTCACCGTCATCGTGATCGTCGGACGGTATCTCGACCGAGTAGCGCACTCGAACCTAGACGGGTATCTCTCTTACAGTGGAGCGACGAGCCTTCGAGCGGCGATCGAAGCGGATAAGACGCTAGGCGGCGTAGCGCAAACTCTCGTCATGGAAAGCGGAATGAGTATCTCTTCCCTGAGTGTTGCCGAAGCCGAGTTCCTACAAGTATCATTCAACTTGCTAGTTCACGCATAGGCAGGAAACGATGAGCACGACCTACAAGATCGTCAGCGACAATACGACACTCGGAAAGCCGGGAGAGTCCGTCTCTCTCGTCGATCTCGAAGGTCTAAATGTCGAAGCACTTGTGTCGGGCGGACACATCGAACCTGTTAGCATCGCTGGCAAGAAGCAAGACAAGAAAGAACAGGACTAACTCTCATGGCTCAACTCGTTCTTACCGACGCAAGTATCACGATCAACTCGGTCGATCTATCAAGCCGTGCCAATACGGTCACGGTGAACTATGAGAAAGAAGCCGTCGAATCGACAGCGTTTGGCGACAGCGGTCGTAAGTATGTTGCAGGCTTGCAGAATGTGACGGTGGACATCGAGTTCCAGCAGGACTTCGCCGCAGCGAATGTCGAAGCAACTATCTTCCCGTTAGTCGGTACGAGCACCACCATCGTGATCAAGCCGACGAGCGCAGCCGTCTCAGCGACCAACCCGTCATACACAATCTCAAACAGTTACCTTGCTGCGCACACACCTGTCAGTGGAACCGTTGGCGAACTTGCCACCACTTCGCTGTCATTCCAAGGCGGCACGCTCGCTAAGGCAACTGCCTGATCTGAACAACTCGGCATCTGAAAGGGGCAGAGAATGAAACTACCGCTCACCGTCACATACACGAACGGCACGAAGCGAGATGTCACGGCGGTCTTCGCAGACTTCGTACAGTTCGAGCGCACTTGGTCTCGAAGCGTCTCCCGATTCGAGCACGACTTCCGGCTCACCGATCTCGCTTGGCTTGCTTGGTCTGCGGAGACTCGTGCGAAGAACACCGCCGCAAAGTTCGACCCTGACTGGCTCGACACGGTGGAGACCGTCGAACTTGGAGAAGCCGAATCGGGTGAGAACCCTTTGGGGACGACTCCGCCAGTTGGCTGATCGCCGCTCTTGCGGTCGAGACAGGCATAGCACCGTCCGTTCTCGTAGCGGAAGGTGAGACGATGTTGCTGACGATGATCGCCTACATCAAGAAACGCAACGAGCGAATGGGACGGAGACGCTGACGATGGCTGAGATTCGTGTCC